GTCTCATATTTATGATATATAAGAAAAAAAACAGGGATGAAATTTTTTTTCACTCTTTATTTTGAAATGGTTAGGGTTAAGTCAGGGAAACGTAAATATAGTAGTTCATCAAGTTATGTTTTTCCGAGTCCACAGAGAACTCCTAAAACTCCACAGATGGTTATGAATGATTGGAGAAGTGGTCGGTATAGTAATCCATTTGGTCCGAGTATGGTGCAAGCTGCTACGAATACTGGTCGACGCTATCGTCGTGCGATGAGTTCTAAAGCTTCTCAAGTTATGCAAAGGTTGATCAAGAAAAGCCCTGGAGGAATTTTTTTGAAGAGAGGCGGTGTTATGGTTCAACGAAGGCGATTTGGAGCAAGTACTAGCAAATCAAGTGGATTTTTTGCTAAAGGTACTCCTCGTCGTCAAGTATTGGATGCTTTTTCAAAGCGTGGTGTTGTGTTGGCTTATGAAAGTGGTGGTCAATTAACAACTAATGCAATTGAAGCTGCCCAAAGTATGGCTATTGGTCATTCGTTGTTTACGTATGACAATTTATATGAGGTCATATCGAGTGGAATATTGAAGTTTTTTGCGGAACAAATGGATATGCAAATTAGAAATTTTGAAGATAAAATTCAATTTGGTGGTGCTAATTTGAATTTGCCTGTTGGTTTATTTACGATTGAATGGACGCCATCAATTATTGGTTCGCCAAACACAAATCAAATTACTGTTACGGATACAACATCATGGACTGATGTGCAAATATGGTTGTCAGCTTTTTTGCAAAGTCTTAGTGCAAGTGGTAATAATAAGTCTGCACGGTTATTGACTCTTGAATGGAAGTATGATCGTACACCTGATGGTGAAGGTGGATTTTATTATGCTGCTGTAAAGTCATGGGATTTAACGAAAGCGAGAATTAAATTATACGGGAAATCTGCTTTGAAGATTCAGAATCGAACAATTAATACAGCCGGTAATTTGGAAGCTGATGATGTTGATAACGTACCAATTTATGGTAAAAGTTATTTTGGAAGTGGTAATTATGTTGGGTATTTTGATCCAAGTACTAGTAATCAAACTTGGTCGCCAATGTTATATATTACGAATGGCACTCCTGTGTTGGATAAATTAGCTGGTGTTATGTATGCTAAGTTTATAGGTAATCATCCTTTGACTGAACCACCTGTAAAGTCAACTTTGCGTAATGTTAAATCTGTTGGTAAAGCTCATTTGGATCCTGGTCAGGTGAAGACTGATGTGTTAACGATACAAAAGTCATTTAATATTAATACGTTGATTAATTTGTTGTTTCACCATACTGGTGAAAATACTCAGGATTTTTTACATAATATTGGTTTGTATAAGGTCTTTTTATTTGAAAAGATGATACAAGCTGTTGCTACGAATAATGTTAACGGAATTCATATTGCTTATGAAGTTGATCTTAAAATTGCTAGTATTTTTAGTGCTCCCAAAACGTTTAGTACTAATTATATTGTTACACATTTGCCATTATGATTGGAGATGCTTTAAGGAAGTTATTTGATTTTTTTATGTACATTAAATGTATATGTAATTGTAATAAATTTGAAGATGTTGATGATTTATTCAGCAAACATATGTGTTACATTAAGTCTGCGAAGTAAGGCATCCATAGTTCCATTGTCGAGGCCTGGATACCATTGTTGAGGTGGTAAGTTGGAAGTGATCCAGATGTGAGTTGCTTTTAAAGTAGTTGCAGCTCCTTTGATTTCCACGTTGACGGGATATCGGTCACACCATCGAAGTAGGTGAGCGATATCGATTCCACCGCGAAACTCGTCAACCACAACGTGTTCCTGACCTCGGTACCCATCCCAGAACTTAGTCCGAGGATCTTTAGGGTAAGCGTCGAGTGTTGCTTCCTCCCAGGCTCTTCGAGATTTCCCAACTCCAGTTGGACCCCAATACACCGTAACTTCTCGTTGGACTGCAACCGGCGTAAGATTATCCATAGCGATTCGTCGGAGGTTGCCGTAATTTCGAATAATGATATCTGGCGGGATATCATCCAACCGTCCACGTTTTGCGTTGTCGAGAACGGCTGCCCAATCTGTCGCACAGTTACGCTTGAAGGCAAGAGCTCCAAGCTCAAATTGGGTGCCATCGACTCTTGTGTCGTCCTTCCATACGTATTCAGTTGCCGCGTCTGAACGGGAGAGTTCTGCATGGCAACTTGCTCCAAAGCATTTCTTGACGGCTGCCAATCGCTGTTTAGTCTTGAACGCAACCAAGAGTTGCCAGTGGAGGTAGCCGGTGTTGTTTCCGAGTTCGAGCTGTCCTCGAATATACTGGACGATTGGAGGTTGGTAGGGAACGAAGTCATGGTGAGGAATGGTTAAGAGCCAGTATCGACCTTGAGACATGAAATGAAAAGTGAGATCTCAACGTCCCAAAACGAGCTGGCTATTTATACTAATGTGGCGTAGTGTGGCGTGGGAATGACCACGTGGTAAGTTACTATATTTGGCATGTGCTTATAATATTTGGCATGTGCTTATAACTCCAGACCCAAAAATCGAGACCTTTTCTTACCCATTTAGGAGTTAGGTTAGGGTGTTAGGTTAGGAGTTAGGTTAGGGTGTTAGGTTAGGGGTTAGGGTCAGGGGTATGGGGTAGGTTCTATATAGAAAAAGCGGGGTCATGTGAATGACCCCAAGATCTGGGGGCCCTTTATGGGCCCCCCCATATCCTTGGGATCACACAGTGGGACGGCGTAGTATTACTTACTAGAGCGCCGTCCCAAGTCTCATATTTATGATATATAAGAAAAAAAACAGGGATGAAATTTTTTTTCACTCTTTATTTTGAAATGGTTAGGGTTAAGTCAGGGAAACGTAAATATAGTAGTTCATCAAGTTATGTTT